ACGTAGCGTCGTTCTCCCCCGTCGGCGCCGTCCTGACTACCGAAGTGACCTGGGCCGACAGCGACGACGTAAACGAATTCCTGGGTATCGCGTCAGCAACCGCAAACGACACCGCCTATTTAGAAACCTGTACGAACGCTAGTAATAGCTTTTGTTACCGGCGCCGCAGGGAAGCGGGCTACCTCGATAATCCGACGATCGTGCCGGACCCAGCGTCGAAGCTTGCGGTAGTGATCTACGCCGCGAGCCTGTATAGGGAACGTGGCAGTATCGACGGGTTTCAGTCGTTTAGTGATATGTCGGTAGCGGTCACGCCGTCGTTCACTATGGGCCGAGTCTTACAGCTGTTGGGTTGCGGCCGGCCGCAGGTGGCATAAATGCCCGCTAGCGGTCGCCTGGTCGAAGCTCGAACCTATGTAGCTAACGCTTTAACGGCGTTAGGTATGAAACCTGTGATCGACCCTCGAAACGCCCGACCGCTAACCGTGTTCGTCGGTATTCCCGAATTCACGGCCTATACGAATAAGGTCACCGATATTACGGTACTTGTCCAAATTTTGGCGGGCCCGCCTGGAAACCTGGACGCCGCCGATTATCTATTAACCCAAGCCGAAACGATCATAAATAGCGGCCTGTACGCGATCAGCGGCGAACCGTCCATTTGGCAGGTAGGAACGCAGGAACTACCCGCTTACGACCTGACCCTACGCATAGGGTCACTAACCTAAAAGGAAACCAACTATGGCAACTACCTACACGCTTTCGAACCCGAGCGTGACCGTCGCGACCGTCGATTTTTCCGACAACTGTCGGACAGCGACCGTAAACCTCGGCTACGACAGCCTCGAAATTACCGCGTTCTCGGACAGCGGCCGAAAGTTCGCCCCCGGACTTCAGTCGGTCGAAGTGACCCTCGAGCTGTTTAACGCTTACGGTACCGGCGATATTGAGGACACGCTTTTCGGCATTTTGGGCGACGGCACCACGACGCTGGTCATTAAGGCCGACCCCGGTACCGTTTCGGCCACTAACCCCGAATTTACGATTTCGAACGCCATGCTTTCGACCCAGCCGGTCGTTTCGGCGTCGGTAGGCGAACTCCAAACCGTCAGCGTGACGTTTACAGGCGGCACGTTCGCCCGATCCACAACCCCGTAACCGAAAGGGTCCCGACATGATAGGTATTAGCCTAAAAGTAACCCCGATCGACGAACCGGCGTATGAAGTACGCATTACGCCGCGTTCGGCGGTCGGGTTCGAACGTCATTTTAATATGTCCCTGACGCGAGCCCTGGCCGAGGAACAGCGGCAGGAACACGTTTACTATTTGGCGTGGGAAGCCTCGAGAAACAGCGGGCATAAAGTAAAAGTGTTCGAAGGTTGGCTAGACCAAATCGAAAAGGTCGAATTTCTAATTGACGGTAACGACCCAAAAGACGAGAACGATTAAAAGGCGGGTACCTAAACCTAGTGGCCGCGATCGCTTGCGAAACCGGGATAGCACCTAACGACCTGTTGGATACCGACCCCGACGTTTTTAACGCGATCGTCCAATACCTAAACGATCGTAGCGAAGCGATCAAGAAAGCAAACGAACGGCGATAATGGAAGCCTCGACTATCCGAATAGAGGGTATCGACAAACTACGTCGGGCCCTAGTAAAGCTGGATCAGGCCGCTAAAGAGGATTTTAAAGCGGCTGGTAAAACAGCGGCCGAAATAGTCGAACGCCAGGCCCGTACCGAGGTACCCGTTAGGTCGGGCAACCTAAAAAATACGATTAGGTCTAGCGGCCAACAGCGCGGCGGCGTCGTATCGGCCGGCCGGGCGAAAGTACCCTACGCCGGCCCTATCCATTTCGGCTGGGGACGTCGCCGTATCCACCCAAACCCGTTTTTGTATCGAGCCGCCGATAAACGGGTAGACGAAGTAACCGAAGCGTATTTAGCGCAGGTCTACGAAATTTGGAATAGGAACCTCGGATAATGGCCGCCAAAAAAGCCGCAATTAGTATTTTGATGACCGCCGACGCGGCCAAGGCTAAGGCCGCGTTTGCCGACGTCGAAAAGCGGGCCGGTTCCCTACAAAACCAAATGGGTAGCGTCGCGAAGTCGATAGGCGGCGCGTTCGCTACTGGCGCCATTATCAGGTTTACCGGGTCGGCCCTAAAAGCCGCCGAAGCCGCTAATACGTCCGAGTCACGTATCCGACAGGTTGCTACGTCTATGGGCGTATTCGGCGACCAAGTAGGGGAAGTCACTAACCGCCTGACCGCTTTGGCCGACCAAACGGCCCGTAATACGGGTATCGACCAAAACCAAATAAAACTAACCCAGGCAAAACTACTGACGTTTAAAAACCTGGCTATTACCGCCGACGAAGTAGGCGGCGCGTTCGACCGGGCAACTATGGCCGCTATCGACATGGCGGCGGCCGGATTTGGTGAAGCGTCCACGAACGCCGTACAACTCGGTAAAGCGCTACAGGACCCCATTAAGGGTATTACCGCCCTAAACCGTTCCGGTATCACGTTTACCGAGGACCAAAAAAAGGTTATTGCGGCGCTGGTCGAAACAAACCGGGTAGGCGAAGCCCAAGCGATCATTCTTAAAGCGATCGAAGAACAGGTAGGCGGGACCGCCGAAGCGACAGCGAACGACACCGACAAAATGCGGGTTTCGTTCCGACAGCTACAGGAACAAATAGGGGAACAGCTTGTACCCGTATTCGCTACCGTTCTCGAGGTTGTACGGCCGCTAATAGACGCGTTCGCCGCCCTACCCAGCGGCGTACAAAAGGTAGTAGTTATTGCGGCGCTGGCCGGGTCCACGTTTAAAGCGGTCAGTATGTCGCTACAAGGTTTGGGCGTAGCGGCCGGTACCGCTAACCGGGCGCTAGGCGCTGTCGGCCTGGTGCTTACCGCCGCCGTATCGGTCTACAACATTTACAACCGAGGAAAACAAAAGGCTATAGAAAATACGAACGCGTTTGTGGACGCCCTAAAAGCCGAAGCCGGCGGCCAAGAAAACGCAACCGATACGCATATAGCGAACCTGCTTAGCGTCGAAAAACTACAGGCGACCTACCAGGCCCTCGGGCTGGCTACGGCCGATGTAGCGGCCATTATTCGCGGCGAAACTAACCCGACTTTCGAAGCGGCCGCCCAGGTCCTCGAGGACGTCCGACGCGGTACTACCGATATTGCGAACGCTAACGCCATTTTGGGCGACCAGTACGGCGTGACCTACAGCGAACTAAAGACATTCGTAACCGAAGTAAATAACCAGGAAAAGGCGCTAGCCGACGCCGAAGCCCAAGTAGCCCTAAACGTCAAAACGCAAACCGAGCTAGGCGTCATAACCGACGACAATACCGAAGCAACCGAGGAATTAAACCAGGCGCTCGAGGAACAAGAAAACCAGCTAAAAGCGGTCGTAAATGCCACGCTGTCGGCGTTTAACGCCCAACTCGGCTACGAAAGCCAAACATGGGCAACCGACGACGCTATCACGGGATATAACGACACCCTCGGAAGCATGATCGACGGCACCTACGAAGGTACCGACGCCGCCCGCGACCTGGCTAAAGCCGAAAACGAAGTATACGAAAACGCGTTACGTCAGGCCGCCGCCGCCGCCCAACTCGCGGCCGACACGGCGAAAGCGTCGGGCGAACAGCTAACCGCCGCCGAAACCGCCCGTATCCAAGCCGACGAACTACAAAAAGTCGCTAACACACTTGACCCCGGTAGTCCACTACGCGCCCAACTAGCCGCCTATATTGCCCAACTAAACGCGATACCACGCGAAGTAACGACCACGTTCCGTACTGTTATCGAGGAAGCCCGCGCAACCGCCGGCACGACCTCGGGCATGGGTTCAGGCCGTTTAACGATCGACACGGCCGCTATCGCCGCTGGTGCTATGAGGGACGTTAACCGTCGAGCTATGGGCGGGTTCGTCGCCCAAAACACGCCGTACCTAGTCGGCGAAAATGGCCCCGAACTATTTATACCAGCAGGGTCCGGCCGTATCAGCCCTAACGGCGGCGGCGCCATTATTATCAACGTCGCCGGAAGCGTCATTAGCGAACGTGATTTAGTGGAAACCGTCCGTAAAGGTCTTTCCAATAGTCAGCGTTCAGGTAACCAGCTGGTTTACTAATGGTTCTACCCGCTACCCCAAAGGTCGAAATACGGTTCGGCACCGGCGCCGGGTTCGGGAACGCCCTGGTACTCGGTTCAGCGACCCAAGGCATTTTAGGTTTAAACGTGTTAGGTACCTCGGCCGCTACACCTGTAGACGTAACCGACCAGGTAACCGGCGTCAGTATCAGGCGTGGCCGTGACCGTATTTTCGACCATTACGACAGCGGCGAAGCTGTCCTCGAGCTGTACGACGACACCGGCGACCTAAATCCCGAAAATCCGTCAGGCCCCTACTACGGCGACATACTGCCGCTACGCCAAGTACGTATTTCAGGTTCTTACAGCGGAAACGACTATTTCCTATTTTCCGGCTATATCACGTCCTGGGATTACAGTTACCCATTAGGCGCCGACCTGGCGCGCGTTACTATTGTCGCTAACGACGGGTTTCGGCTACTGAATTTGGCCGAAGTGGACACAATTCCGGGCGCCTCGGCCGGCCAGGACACCGGCGCCCGAATTGCCGACGTTCTCGCCGCCGTTAGTTGGCCGTCTACCCAAACGATCATTTCGACAGGTTCCGTGACCGTTCAGGACGACCCCGGCGGTATCCGACCGGCCCTAACCGTCCTACAACAGCTCGAGGATACCGAACTAGGCGCGCTGTATATGGACGCCGCCGGCAACGTCGTATTTCGATCGAAAAACGCCCTTAGCGAACAGGCGACCACCACTAAAACCTATTTCGACGATACGAATACGAACATTCAGTACCAGACTATCGACGTCACGCTAGACGACACCGATTTAGCTAATGACGTAACCGTAACCCGCGACGGCGGGACCGCCCAAAACGCCCAGGACGCTACCAGTATTAGTAACTATTACCGGCGGTCCTTATCGCGAACCGGGCTACTAATGGAAACCGACGCCCAAGCGTTAGCCCAAGCCAACAGCATTTTAAATGCCCGAAAAAACGTAGACCTGCTTATTAGGTCTATCGGTATTGACTGTTCGAGCCCGTCGAACCGAGTAGCGGCCGCCCTCGAGCTGGAAATAGGCGACCCTATACAGGTAACCCGTACAACAGTAGGCGGCGCAATAACCGCCGACCTGACCGTTCAGGGCGTAACCCACGAAATAACCCCCGAAAGCTGGTTTACGACATTTACGACCGCTATACCGTTAGGTACCGCTTTCGTACTCGGGTCGTCCGAATTCGGTATTTTAGGAACTAGCACACTTTAGGAGAACCCCAAAAATGGCAACCTACCCGCTTTCCGAAGCTTACGCAGACGGTAACGTACTTTCGGCCGCGAACGTGAACAGCATTACCGAAGGCGTTAATGACCTGGCTTTCGGACAATTCCAAGCCGAAACAGGTACCAGCTACACGCTGGCACTAACCGACGTCGCTAAGGTCGTCACCCTGACCAACGCGGCCGCTATCACCCTGACCGTTCCCCCGAACTCGTCGGTAGCGTTCCCTATCGGTAGCCAAATTCTGTTGTACCAGGGCGGCGCCGGCGCCGTCACAATTACGCCAGGTTCAGGCGTAACCGTAAATTCGAACGGTTCGAAGCTCGATACGAACGGCCAATATTCCGTAGGCGGCCTACTAAAACTAGATACCGACGAATGGGTAGCGTTCGGTAACCTAACGGCGCCATGATCGTAGCAACGAAAGCAGTTGTAGCGTCAGCAGGTGAAGAACCGTGGGCCGCTACAGGCGGTACCGTGACTACCTCGGGCGCCTACACTATTCACACATTTACCTCGACAGGCACGTTTTTAGTCACCGGCACCCCGGCTAAATCGTGTGATATTCTGGTCATTTCAGGCGGCGGTAGCGGTCAGCCTGGCGCTAATGGTGGCGGCGCCGGCGGTATGAAAACACTTACAACCGACGTAGACGCTAATAGCTATACTATTACTGTCGGCGGTGGTGGCGCCGCGAGCATTTCGGGAAACCCGGCGTTTAGCGGTTCCGCTAGTAGCGCCGGCAGTTTACTATCGACCTCGGGCGGCGGCGGCGGCGGCCTAGCTGGTGGTTCAGGCGGCGGCGGTAACACCGGGATTAGCGGCGAAGGTAATAACGGCGGCGCGTTCGGCGGCGGCAACTGGTCGGGTTTTGGCGAATTTGGTTACGGCGGTTATGGCGGCGGCGGCGGTAAAGGCGCTGTTGGCGCTAACGGTACGGCCGCCGTTTATTTAAGTGGCGGCGGCGCCGGCGGCGCCGGCGGTAATGGTGCTACTAATAATTACAGCGGGTCCACCGTTACCTACGCTGGTGGTGGTGGTGGCGGCGGCGGCAATTCGTCGTTAGGTTCCGGTAGTTCAGGCGCCGGCGGTTCTGGTGGTGGTGGCGCCGGCGGCGCCGTTGGCGCTAACGCTACTTCCGGTACGGCTAATACTGGCGGCGG